TTACACTAGTGCGGGAGGAAATACAGACATGGAAATAAAGTCAGTTTCAGGAATCACATCAGGTATGTTAAATGGAACTATTACAGTAAGTGATTCTATTCCTCAAGATGTAACTCAAATTAAAATTGCTACTAATGATCCTGATGGGAATGCTTTAGATTCATATTATGAGAATATTCAAAGAGGAAGTTTTATTGATTTGGGTCAATCGTATGGTGGGCTTTTTGATAATGATTTTTCTCACGTAGAACGATATGTAGCTTTAAGTGATGTAAATTATGTACCTTCATCTCCTGGAGGGATTGCGCACTATAGAGTAGATGTAAGCTGGGTAGAAACCTTAGATGGAACTTTAGGGGCTTGGGAAGTTAATACTTTAGATACTATTGAAGTTCAAACAGTATATAATCAAGAAGTTCCAAGAGGATATGAAAAATATCAATTTACTTATGTAAATACACTTAATGGATCTGAACAAGTAGATAATTATAAATTACCCATTAGACTTATAGTTTCAGGAGGTAGTAATGTAGGTGATTTAACTATAGTAGAATATAAGGGAGTTTCTACTAATAATGATGGGGGTTTTGACCAACATGCAAACTTACAATATGGTATTGCTAGTGGTTCTTCGGAAGTACATAGTAAATATATTTCAATTAATACTACTTTTGATACAGGATCCGGATTCCTTACATTACAAGTAGCTAAATCAGGTTCAGTTAAAGGACTTGTATTATTAGGTAATAACGAATATAGTTAAAAATTAAATGAATTGGTTATATAATGAAAAAGAAATCACAGACATATCAGAATTTCCCCAAGGAACATTTGGATTTGTCTATGAAATAATTACCCCTAGTGGTAAAAAATATATAGGAAAAAAAGTATTATATCATAATCGTAAACGCAAACTTACTAAATCTGAATTAGCAGAACAATCTGGTCGGGGAAGAAAAAAATTGTTTGTAATTGAAAGTAAAGAAAGCGATTGGAAAAAATATATAGGATCAAATACTGAATTAAAACGTCAAATAATTGAAGAAGAAGTTACGATAAAAGATTTGAAAAAACAAATTCTTGAAATAGCTTTTAACAAAAAACACCTTACATATCTTGAAACTAAATATCTCTTCCAGCTAGGGGTATTAGAAAATTCTAATTTATACTATAATGATAACATTTTAGGAAAGTTTTTTACAAAAGACTTTGATTTCTAAATATCTTATCGTACATTTACTTACATGATAAATCATCTTCTAGTAACACTAGTTGATTCCGTTTTAGGAAAAGGTAAACAAACCTCTAGGGGTAATTATGCTTATCATTGTCCTTTTTGTAAACACCATAAACCTAAAATGGAGGTGAATTTTACAGAAAATAAAAAAGGACATAACCCTTGGCATTGTTGGGTGTGTAACACTAGAGGAAAAACTATTCCTAATTTATTTAAAAAAGTTGAAGCATACGATAAAATTGCAGAAGCTAAAAAATTAATCCCTCAGGGTTCATTTGTAGAAGAAACTGTAATTTATAATGATTTAGCCCTTCCAAAAGAATTTACTCGATTTATAGATAAACCTTCTAGTCTAATGGCCCGACATGCTTTAGCTTACTTAAAACGTAGGGGAGTTACGATGGAAGATATGATTAAATATAATATGGGTTATTGTGAGGAAGGAGAGTATCAAAATATGATTGTTATTCCTTCATATGATTCTAAAGGTAATCTTAATTACTTTACAGCTCGTAGCTTTGAAAAAGATCCTTACAGAAAATATAAAAATCCATCAGTATCTCGTGATATTGTACCATTTGAAATGTTTGTAAATTGGAATAGTCCGTTGATATTGTGCGAAGGACCTTTTGATGCTATAGCCATTAAACGAAATGCTATCCCGCTTTTAGGAAAAAATATACAATCTAACTTAATGAAAAAAATAGTATCTTCTAAAGTTGAAAAAATTTATATTGCTTTAGATAGTGATGCTATTAAATCTGCTTTAAAATTTTGTGAAACATTTATGGATGAGGGCAAAGAAGTTCATTTAATTGAAATGGACGATAAAGACCCTAGTGAGTTAGGATTCGAACGTTTTACTGAACTTATTCAAAAGTCTGTTCCATTAACTTTATCTGGACTTTTGAGTAGAAAATTATTTATATGAGTACTATAAAAAAACACTATGGTCGAATATTAGAAATTTCTGATGATCATAAACAAATAACTCTTCCTGATGGAAGATACTACCAGAGAAATGGAGAATACTATCCTTCAGTAACTTACGTTTTAAGTCATTACCCTAAAGGTAAATTCTTTGAAGATTGGCTTAAAAAAGTAGGTTATTCAGCAGATTATATTGTTAAAAAGGCAAGTGAAGAAGGTACTCAAGTTCACGAAATGATTGAGGCTTATCTTAATGGTGAGGAATTAAAGTTTTTAGAACATGGTATTCCTATGTACCCTACTAATGTTTGGCAAATGTTTTTACGATTTGTTGATTGGTGGGAAGAATATAATCCAACATTAATTGAAGCTGAAGCACATTTATTTTCAGATGAATTAAAAATAGCAGGTACTTGTGATTTAATTTGTGAAATTAATGGTGAGTTATGGGTAGTTGATTTTAAAACATCAAATCACCTCCAAACAACTTATGATTTACAAACTGCTATTTATGCTCAATGTTTTGAAGAATGTTTCGGTAAAAAAGTAGACCGTGTTGGGGTATTATGGTTAAAATCTTCTAAAAGAGGACCTAAAAAGGGTAAAATGCAAGGTAAAGGATGGGAAATGTATGAATCATCTAGGTCACAAGAAGAAAACCTTAATATCTATAGAGCAGTACGACAATTATTTGATATAGAAAACCCAAAACATAAACCTGCATTTACAGAATTTAAAACCACAGCTAAAAGAAATTTGTAATATTTATGACAAATATTTTACTGTGAAATTATACGATATTTTAAAGGAAATACAAAGTAAATCTAAAGCTGTTATATTAGCTGGTGCTCCTGGGGCTGGAAAAGGATATACTTTAAGAGGTTTAGATTTAGGAGGATTAAAAACATTAAACGTAGATGATATCTATGTTCCTATGTTAAAAAGAGCTAATATAACATTAGATCTAAAAAATGCTACTCCTGAAGAAAGGAGCGCCCAAGCTAAAGCTATGGCAGCGGCTAATAAAGAATTTAAAGCTAATTTAGATTCTACTATAGATAATAAAGAATCATTTATATTAGATGGTACCGGAGCTTCATTTAATCAAACTTCTAAACTAAAAAATCAATTAGAAGAAGCGGGATATCAAGTATTTATGTTATACGTTTATACTGATTTAGAACGTTCTTTAAAACAAAACCAAGACCGTTACGAAAAATCAGGTGGTAAAGATAGAAGCTTAGCCCCAGGTATTGTAATGAAAACTTGGAAGGATGTAACTCAAAATTATGAACCATATAAAAATTTATTTGGATCTAATTTTGTTTCTGTAGCTAATACTTTAGAAGACCAAAAAGTTTCGGATTTAGAAGATATAATTAAAACTTATCTTACTCCTTTTACACCTAAGGGAACTAAACCTAAAACTCCTAAACAACAAGCTAGTTCGGATGCTCGTAAAGCTAAAGATGCTGAAGAAATAAAAACTATGTTAAACGATAAGTTTATAAAAAATGTAGTAAACAATTCAGTATCTAGGGAAGAAGCACAATCTAAACTTAAAGCATTTTTATCCTAATGAATCCTTTATCAATTGAAATTTTAAAAGGTCTTATAGACGAAAATGAATTACCTAATAGAAAAGAGGTAATAGGAATGTTTGGGGGAGGTTTCAAGCCTCCCACAGTAGGTCATTTAGAAGTAGTAAAACGAGCTTTAGATGAAAATCCCGAAATGGATAAAATGATTATATTGGTAGGAAGTGGAGTAAGAGACTCCATTAGCCAAGAAGAATCAGTAGCTATTTGGAAAGTTTATCAAAAATATCTTGGAAATAAAGTTGAAATAATCCCTTCCCCTCCAGGCAAAGCTCCTATTGGAGATATATACTCGTATGCTAAAAAAAATCCTAATAAAGAAATTTATTGGTTTATTGGCGCTAGAGAAGGAAATGAAGAAGATTTTCAAGATATAGAAAAACGTACTCGTTCGCTTCGTAAACTTGTTTATCAAAATGTAAAAGTTAAACAAATTGTAACTGGTGGAACTGTTAGTGGTACTAAGGCTAGACAGGCACTATTAGCAGGAGATAAAGAAGGATTTATTCAATTCTTACCAGATATTCCTGAAGTAGACCAAATCTGGGATATGTTATCTGATATAATGGCCGAAAGAATTTCATTTAAGCCTGAATTTACTAAAGATGAAGTAGAATTTATCGAGGATGAAGCTGATAGCGAAATGCGACCTGAAATTGACATAGATTTATCTTCCAATCATTTTTTTGATAGATTAAACGATCCCCGTAACTACCCAGATATTGAACCTTTTGAAGTAGAAAATTTCTTTGATAAATTAGCTGGTAAAAAAGATAAATTTATTGAATTTTTACAAAAGTATAAAGAAGTAGTAGCTAAAGATAGGGAAACTAACATTAATATTCCTTTTATGAAAATAGCAAATAAAGCTATTGCTAAAACTATTATGCGTAAAAAGAATTTTTTAAGTTCTACTCCTATCTTACCTTTAGAAGAAGTAAAACCAACCGAAGATAATTACACTGGATCCTATGATAGCGAAACTCGAACCTATTCCCGTTATATAATTAACCAACTTAAAGATAATTTTGGAACTTATTATGAAGAAGAAGTAAAAGGAGACCTAAAAAATATAAAATATACTTTAGAATTTAAATTAAATCCTATAGAGTCTGGAAAATTAGGATATCCTCCTTATCTTATAGATGCTGCTGGAGGAAAAGATGATATAGAATTAATAATAAATTATGAACCCACTTCTCTTATTAAGTTTTTAAATGATCTAATAGCTGAACTTAAGGAAACTTTACGCCATGAATTAGAACACGTTGGACAGGAAAATTTTGAAAAAGGAGTTAAAATAGGAAATGTTAAAAATGATGAAAAACTTGCACTTCCTCAGTATCTTACTTTAGATTATGAAATTCCTGCTTTTATAAGAGGATTAAATAAAAGAGCTAAAACTAAAAACATTACATTAGGACAAGCTATAGATGAATTTTTCTTAGAACGTTCTGAAGAAATATCCCCTGAGGGAGAAGCATACGTAAGACGTAAGTGGGCTGAATGGATAAGAAAAAATTTACCTGCTACTCAAATAGATGAAAACGTAGATCTTAAAGATTTTACTTATTTTGAAACTGGTCAAGGGTCTAAATACATTAGAAAAAATTCTACAAGCCAACTTAGAAGAATTAAATCTGTTCATGCCAATACTGGAGGAGCAGATGCTGGATTAAAAAACTGGAAGCAACAATCTATATTTGTTGATCCTAAATTTGAAAAACAAGCTAATTCTCCTCAATTCTTAATAGGAAAAGGATATAAAAAAATAGCTTTAACTAAAGCTAAAGATGGTAGAATGGTATTGCTTATTGTCAAAGATGGCAAGTGGACCCCTGCTACTTGGAACGATGCTTACCCAGCATTTGTTAAAAGTAATCCTGAATATAAAACAAAACCTTTAGCTTGGGAATATAGTAAAGAACCTACTATGGGACATCATGTAGTAGATTTTGACATTGATTCAAATAGAATTGTTAATAATTGGCATTTAGGTAGTCCTGTATCTAAAATAAACCCATTGAGCGATGAAGATGCTAAATTATTCAAACTTACTGAAGCAGATCCTAAAAAAGGTACAGGTAAAAAACCAAAGGGTAGTGGACGTAGATTATACACAGATGAAGATCCTTCTGATACCGTAGGTATTAAATTTTCAACTAGGCAAGATATAGTTGATACTTTAAATAAAGTTTCATTTAAAAATAAATCACACGCTCGACAATCTCAAATAATTAATTTAATTCACCAAAGAGTAAGAGCAGCTTTAAATAGAACTAAAGACCCAAAAAAGAAAAAACGTTTACAAACTGCTTTTAATTATATTAAAAAACGTAAAGAAGCTTCTAAAGAAAAAACTAAACGTTTACAAGCTCAAAAGAAAAAATCTAACGAAAATATAGATCCAAAATCTCAAGCTAAACATAAGGGCAAATCAGCACCTTTCGGTTCAGCTTATGAACCTGTAGATGAAGCAATAGGTAAAATAGGTGGCAGAGGTAATGTAGGATCCAGATATAGAGCAATCGAAAAACGTGGAGATAAATTTTATTATATTCAGGACGATGCTTTAGGACAAGGTATTAGACAGCAATTTGGTCCTTATAAAACTAGAGCTCAAGCTAAAAAGAAAATGGATTCTTTCCCTCCTGCTCAAAATTACAGAGATTTAACTGAAATAGGAATTGACCTAACAAATTATGATGGTCAAATATTACCTGGTGACATTTTAAGGGCACCTAAAGATTTTCCTTTGGGGGGTAAAAAGTTAGAAAAATCTCTTCAATTAAAAGTAATAAAAAATAGCAGAGAAGGAGTAAATAGATATAAACTTACTTTAGAAGACCCTAAAACAGGTAAACGTTATTCAGTTCGCAATTATGAAATGGATGGTGAATACCAAGGCAAAAAATTACCTCAGTGGGGTTTAATTAGAAAGTCCAAGAAAAATATTGATGAAGGAGATACCTATGAAAAAATGGCAGCTAAAGGTAAAAAAGCTGGAAATTTAAAACAAGGTACTGTTAGAAAAAGATTAAATATTCCTAAGGGGGAAAAAGTCCCTATGTATAAAATTAATAAAGAAATTTCTCGTCTTAAAAAAATGGATAAAGATAAAGACAAGAAAGGAGTACAGTTAGGGGACAAAAACCAAAAATATTATAAAGCTTTACAATTAGCTAAAACTTTAAAATCTACAACTAACTTAAATGAAAATTTTGAAGGTGAATTACAACCTTACATAGACTCCCTTACAGATTACATGGGAAGTAATGGATTAACTCTTAAACCTTACCCTTCAATTGAATTTATAGATGATGATAGAGAAAATGCTGCTAATATTTTTGGTAGAACAGCATACTATATGCCTTCAGAACAAAAAATTGTTCTTTATGTATTAGATAGACACCCAAAAGATATTTTACGTTCTTATGCACATGAATTAATCCACCACCACCAAAATTTAAATAACACACTAGATCATAGCCAAACTACAAATACTAATGAAGATGATGCTTTAGATAGAATTGAACGTGAAGCATATGAAAATGGTAATATTTTATTTAGAAACTGGGAAGACTCAATAAAAAATGAAAACTAAAGATTTTATAAAAACCGTAAATAGTGAGTTTGATATAGAAACTCTAGAATTAATGCAATCTCTTATAGATAAAAGATTAATTTTACTTAAATCTATGCAGGATGTAGCAACTAAAAAGCGAATAAAAGGATTCCAACGATGAGTAAAAGCAAAGGATTAGGGGATACTATTGAAAAAATTACTGTAGCCACGGGTATTAAACAAGCAGTGGATACTTACACTAAAAAAACAAAAAAAGAGTGTAATTGTAAAAAAAGAAAAGAAAAATTAAATAAAATGTTTCCGTATGAATGATAATGTTTTAAAAAAAGAATTCTCTAAAAAAGATGTACAACGTGCTCGTAATATTATTACAGGTAAAACAGGTGCTCGTACAACTGAAGGGATAGGTTATACTAAAAAACACGAACATCATGTTGAAGGTGATGTGTGGGAAGAAAATGGTCGGACTTGGACTATTAAAAATAGTCTTAAGCAAAATATTACTAAAATGGACAAATTTAAAAAAATAGGCAAAATGCCCCTATTTTGTCCAGAATGTGGTACTTTAATGAAAAAAGATCTTGATAAAAAAGTATTCCCTGCATACCAAAAATGTTTTGATTGTGTAGTTGACTATGAGCATCAATTACAAAAAGAGGGTAAATCTGAAGAGTATTATAAAGATTTAAGAAATCAGCATATTCAAACTACTATAGATGCTTATAAAAATTTTATGCAAGATAGATTAAGAGAATCAAACGATAACTATGTAACCGAAGCTGGCGAAGTAGAAAATTGGAGAGGGGGCATAAGTAAAGAACAACTAAAAAAAGATCTGCAAGAAGGACTTGAATTTCTTGAAAATATGAAATTTAAATAATCTCACATATTTATAACTAACATGGCTAAAAAACTACAAATTACTAAGGATATGATGGATAAACTCCATAAAGGAGAAGAAGTATCTATTGATGATGTTACTTTTACTTTTGACATGAATGAAGAAAAAATTGAAATAGATGATAAAACTAAGTTTGTAATAGACTTAAAACATTTATTAGATAAGCACATGATGAAAGAAGGTAGCTGTGGATATAATAGAAATATGGAAGGAAAAAAACTAACCACTCCTGGGGGATTAAAAGAAACAATCCAATTTGTAATGGAAAATAACCCAGGACTCACTAAAGAAGAAATTAAAGAAGAAGTTAAAGAAATTAAACGTTTAGGTGAAACTTTAACTGAAGATCTTTGTGCTAGGGGTAAAAATTATATAGCTGCTCGTAAAAGAGCAGGTGAAAAATCCTCTGCTTATCTTTCGGGCAGAGGAGTTAAGGTTTGTAAAGGTCAAATTAAAGGTTCTGATGGTAAAAGAAAAAAAGGATAATGACACAAGAACGTATACAGGAAGCTATCCAAGAGTCTTTACGTGACTGGTTTAAAAAAGAAAACTGGGTACGTATTAATACTCAAGGTAATATTACTGGTCCTTGTGGTACTATGAAAAAAGGTAAGGCAACAACAAGATGTTTACCTAAAAAGAAAGCTCAATCTTTAACTAAAGCAGAAAGAAAAGCTACGGTAGCTAAAAAAGTTAGAGGTAGTAAAAAAGGTAAACAATTTGTTAGAAATACTAAAAAAGCAACTTTTAAAAAGAAAAAATAATGAAAAAGTCCGAATTTAAAGAATACCTCAAAAACGAGGTTTTAAAAATGACTGAAGCTACTGATGAGGATATAGCTAAGCAAAAAGAGCTTAATGCTGAATTAGAAAAAACTAGAGAACTCATGGGAAATATGGAAGAAGGTAAAATAAAAAGATCTGAATTTAAAGAATATCTTCGTAATGAAATTTTAGCTGAAATTACTGAACAAGAAACTGAAGAAGAATTTGATGTTGAAGACGAAACAAGCTTTGAATTTGAACCAACAGGTGAAGCATCTATTGATGATATCACAGATGGTTTAGTTGATTTAGCTAAAAAAGCTAAAGATGCAGGCCAAACAGAATTGGCTAATCAAATCCTTAACTCTGCTAAATTTTCAGCTAAAACTGAATTTAAGAAAATAGCACCTGAAACATAATGGCTAAGAAAAAAACCAAATTAGATAAGATGTCTAAAAAAGAAAAGACATCATTGGCTTATGCATTAGCTACTAATTTGGCTAAGCATGGTAAACCTCAAACACCCAAAAATGAGCGTAAACTTACTAAAGGTGAAATGAAAAAAAAAGAAAAAGAAGTGAAAAAATTTAAAAAAGCTTTTGATTTAGAAGAAATACAAGAAATTGTAAATACTATTGATGAACAAAAATTAGATCCTATAGGTAAAGAAGATGCTGACATAAATAATGACGGAAAAGTAGATAAAACAGATGACTACTTAAAAAACCGTAGAAAAGCAATATCTAAAGCTATCCAAAAAGAAGGAGATTTAGACTTAGGTCACCAAGATAATGAACCCCATATGCTTAAAAAGGATCTCTATAGAATTGCTAAATATGCTTCTGAACTTTATTTAATGGTAAATAATTTTGATAACATCGGAATGGAAGTAGATTTCCCTCATTGGTGGCAATCCAAAATTATTAAATCAAAAGAAATGCTTATCTCAGCTAAGCACTATTTGGATGGAGAATTAAAAATCCCTCAAATAGATGCTATGTTAGGAGAAGAAATAAAGATGAATGATCCCGTACTTATGAAAATGAGAGCAACTATGTCAGCGGATCAACAAGCAGAAAAAGCCATAGATAGAATTAAAAAAACAGCTCCTAAATCAGATAGAAAATCTCTTACTAAACTTAAAAAATTAGGTTTTCTTAATAAAGAAAGAGAACGATTAATGAGGGATATGGAACAAGAAGCTGAATTAGAGGGGGGACCAATTGCAGATAGATATGGGGCTGAATTAAATCGTATTGATAGAGCAATTGCGAAATTAAGAGAATAATGCAAAAATCTAAATTCATAGCAAAAATTAAGGATTTAGCAAAAGTAGTATATGCTGAAAAATCTAATCCTTTAGCTGATGCTAAGGAAATTGAAGATATTGTAACTAAATTCCCAGTAATCAATAAATTTCCTCCATTAAAAGCGGTTATGGATGATTTATTTGATTTTCAATATGAACCCTTCGTAAAAGATATACAATGGGTAGCCCCACGTCCAACAACTTTTAGAGTTATGCTTGTAAATGGAGCTGATTTTTACTTAATTTATCAAGGTGAAAGTGCTGGTAAAGGAATATTTATAGCTCAAGTAGCAGGTAAAAAATACTTTTTAGAATCCCTCCCAGAAGAACAACAAGCATCAGAAGCTATAGCTCGCCTACTAAGATATAATTATGCAGTTGTTCCTAAAGGAGAAGATATTGAAGATGATGGTCTAGCTGGTGCTTTAGAAGATACAGAAGATACTCCTGAAACAGAATTAGAACCCGCGGTACCTGATTCAGTAGATGATTTATAATATGAGTAAAATCTCTTTAACAGAATTAATTGAAGATATAATTACTGAAAAATTATGTCAAAGGGGTTATAATTACATATCTAAAAGAAAAAGAGAAGGTGAAGATCATAATCCTTTTTTAATGGCTAGAGCAGTTAAAGTATGTAAAGGTCAAATTAAGGGTTCCGATGGTAAAAAGAAAAAAGATTTTAGACCTAAAAAAGGCAAATCTAGGTCTGCACAAGGAGCTAAACCCGATATAGTTAAAAACGATGAATAATTTTAATTTAAGAAAATATTTAAAAGAAGGTAAGCTACATGAAGATGTAATGGCCTGCCCCCTTCCAACCCAGGATTTAGAATTAAATACTAAAAACAGAAATTCTGCTATTGAAGCTGATTATATTCAATATGGACCTCTTAATTTAAATGATGAAGAATATTGGGAAAGAGCCGCAAAGCATTGGAAAACATCTGTTGATGTAGCTAAACAATCTAAATGTAAAAATTGTGTTGCCTTTGATATATCTAAAAGAATGCTTAAGTGTATGCCTGGATCAGTACAAAGAGATGGTTATCTTGGGTATTGTTGGATGCATAGCTTTAAATGTCATAGCGAAAGATCTTGTTACACTTGGGCTTCAGGTGGTCCTATTGATACAGATAAAGTGTCTTATGAATGGCAAGAACGTAAAGAGAATTCATAATGGACGTATTAGATAAATTTTTAAAAAAAGTTTCATATAAATTTCCTAAGGGATATCCTGACATTAATAACGAACAGGATATGATTATGTTAGAGGGGATGTTAAAAGCATTACTTAAAGAAGCTCCATCTTCTGATGCTAAAGAAGCAATAGATATTTTAAAATCAAAGTTAGGTTTAACTGATGATAAATTTACTGAAATTTCATCTAAAAGATTTAAAATTTTAGTACCAAGAGCTGATCGTTATAGCTATATAGAAAAAGTAGAGGGTATTGAGGGGTTTGATTATGACCCTAATATTAAAGGTTCCTCAATAGGAGGAATTACTTATAAAAATGTTGTTTTTCTCCTTAAACCCGAAAGTGCTCAGGGAAGAGCCTCAGCGGGAGTAGGAAATGAAGACTTTTTAGAGAAAAAAATAAAAGAATTCCAAGATCAGGGGGCAAAAAATATTTTATTTATAAGTCCTGATAAAAATTATCCTGTCCAAAATTTTACAAATGTAAAAGGAACAGGTTTAGAAGTTGTAGGAGGTTCTAAATCTGATATAGATTTTTTTAGGGGTGAGAATAAAATAGCAGCCATATCTATTAAAAAAGATAATGCTGGATTCTGGGAAAGTTCAGATACTAGATATAAAAAAATAGTAACAACACTGGCTGACAAAATAAAAAAAGGAGAATTTGCTCCAGAATTAACTTTTATTCCTTTTAGAGATCAAGCAGGCAGAACAAAAGAAGGAATTTTTACTATGTTTAATAAACAAACTCAACAAAAAGTAGCAGGAGTAATTGTAACAGATCTTCCTAGTGATGATACTGATAGTATTATTTTTGGTAGTGACAATGCAGTTGTTATATACCGTACTTTTTCTCCTAAGGATTTTTCATTAGAAGGAGATACCTTAAGAATCAAAGTGAGTAAAATTATTGAAGACACTCAAGATGTAGAGAAATTTAATCTCCAACCCGTTCTTAGAATACGTCATGATTCCACTAGAAGTGCTACTGGAGGATTAAGAGCTTTAGTTCAACCTGAAAATACACTCTATAAAGATGGAAAGCTAAAAGGAAACAATATTGAACTTTCATATAATGAAATTATATAATATTTATAACTATGCTTAAACAATACATTCAAGAAGCAATACAAAGGTTTAAAGCACCTAAGGAATCATGTTCATGCGGTTGTAATACCTGTGATGATACACCCCCTAAACTTGCATTATTAGAGAGTAAAGCGCCTATAAGCGAAGGTCTTCGCTATCACATCGAGAATGGTATTTCATTGCAAGAAAATGTATTTAGAATAGGATCTAAAAAATATCTTCAATTATTTGCTGAAGCAAGAATGCTCCTTGAGTGGGATACTATTAGCTTAGATGAAAATAGTAAATTTCTTATTGAAAATACTGACATTGGTAAATTTGGGATTTACGAAGGTAAAAAAGTACCCCTTGATTTACCTATGTTAAATGAATGGGATTTAGAAGAAAATAAAAAGAAAAAGAAAAAAGATCCTCCTATTGGAAAACCAATGCGCTCTTCTTCCGGAGGTAAGGCTTATAAAGTTTACGTTAGAGATCCTAAAACTAAAAATATTAAAACAATACGTTTTGGTTCTGGTGGTTTAAAAGCTAAAATTAGAAACCCTAAAGCGAGAAATGCTTTTTCTAAAAGACATGATTGTCCCAATAAAAAAGATAGAATGAAAGCCTCATATTGGAGTTGTAATCTTCCTAGATACGCTCCAATGTTAGGTTTAGGCCCTAAAATGAATACTTTTTGGTAATGGGTGATTTCGATTATAAAGCATACATTTACAATAATCCTTTACTTCAAGAGGAAGTAGAAGATAATGGACCCGAAGAAAAAGCATTTGATGCTGAATTTAATGCTTTAGGAGATCAATTAGCAAACGCTATTGAAGACGAATTAGAAGGTAAAGAAGAAGAATTAAATGAAGTTGCTGGTGTAGTAGGAATAATTGGATATATCCTTTTATCAAATACTGTAGCAAATATGCTTTCTAAATTTGTTAAAAATCAAGCTACAAAACATGACTGGGGTACTGGTAAAGAAGCAGCTGAAAAAATTTATAAGTGGACCCACGATAATGAAAAAGCATTCCAAGCTCCCATTAGAAGAGTAGTTAGCTTATTTACTAAAGACCCTAAAAAACAAGATCAAATAGCTAAAATACTTTATGCTATAGTTATTTTAATGATGGCTGGCCAAGCTGGAGGAAATGCAGCATCTTATCTTAAAAAAGCTAGTTATCTCAAAGGTGGTTTGTATAGTTTAAAATCTTTAATTAAAGGTAAAGAAGTACACACTATTTTTAAAGATGTAATTAGTGATATCGTAAGTTAATGAACCCCTATACAGATAATTCAAACATAAGAACATTTGCTGAAGATGTAGACCCTATGGAACTTATTTGGCATGAAGATCAAGAAGATAGAACAATAGAAGTTATAGAAGGAAATGGGTGGAAATTTCAATTTGATGAAGAACTCCCATTTGAACTTACAGAAAATACAACGTTTGATATTCCTCGTGGATATTTACATCGTGTAATAAAAGGAAACGGAAAATTAACAATTAAAATTATAAAAAAATGAATACTCAAGAGTTATTTGAACAAATTGATGCTTTATATGGAACATTTAAAGCTGAACATGAAGGTAAATCTAAAGCAGCACACGGAAGAGCTCGTAAAGCTTTAGGTGAAATAAAAAAATTAGTAACAGAATATAGAAAAGCCTCAGTTGCTGAAGATAAAAAGTAAAAAACATATAGGCTAGATTCATATCCTAGTCGATCTTTATAAAAAGTGAGAGATGTGGCCTCAATTTGGGGTTACATCTTTTTTTTCGTATATTTAGACAACTTTAAATTAAAAATGGAAAAAATAGTAATAATTGGAGCAGGCGTAGCAGGAGTTAATGCCGCAACTAAATTAGTAGATAATGGTTATCCTGGAGACCATATCACCATTATTGATATGGG